TTTGTTTGTTTTATTTATATAATAAGGAATTTCCAAAATCATAGAATTTTCACATAATTTTAATTCTACTGACGCATCTCTTTCAATAATACTAACTCTATCCTCAAAGGTCTTTATAGATTCTATAATAGATTCTAACAACTCCTCAGCCGAACCACGATCTAAAGTATCAAAAATAGCTCTTGGTAATAGAGAACCAAAATTTGGTTTAAATAACCTCTCACCAAAATTTGTTGAAATAATACTTTCTATAGACTGATTTATAACGCCTATATCATATATTTCAACCTTAGTAAGAGCATCTTTTGAAATATCACTCGCAAAAGTATCTATATCTTCTCTATTTTTATATAAATCTACAAATGACATATTTTTTAATAATCTACTAACACAAAAAGTTTCTCTAACAAGTCAGTTTCAATCTCTTTTGGAAAATCTTCAATTGAAAATATTTTTTCAAAATCCAAATCTTCTTCTTCCTCTTTAAGAAAAATGGATTCTTCTTTTTTAATGTCGTCAATTATAGATAATTCGTTTTCATATTCTTTTTTAATCACTTTGATTTCATCATTTAAAAGCTCTCTATTTTCTTTCAATATTTTAATATTTCCAGAAGAGTCTGCCTTAACTTCACCGTCTTCATTTTTTTCAGAATATTTTTTAACAATATCTATCTGTTTTTGATCAAACTCCTTCAACCTCTCAAGAACCTCTTCTTCCGGACTAAAAGTCTCTCTATAAGCATTAACAACAGGATCTAACTTATTTTTCAATTTTAAAATTTTAAAAATAAAATTAGTTGGAAGTTTTTCTTTTTTGTTTTTTGAAACTTCTTCAATTGTAGAATAAATTTCAAGAACGTTTTTTCTTGTTAGTTTCATATCAATAACCCTTCAATAAATGAAAAAATAAAAATGTAATCTTTAAACTATTTATAATATTATACTAAAGTCTCGTTTTTAGTGTTTCGACCTCAGTCGATAATTCCTGTATTGCTTTTATGAGTATTGGTATAAATTCCGAATATCTTATACCATAGTTATCTGAATCTACATCATAAGATAATGGAGTAAAATCTTCATAATCTATATTATTATCATCCAGAACTTTCTTTATATCTTGAGCTATAAGCCCTATTTGTTTATTTTGATCTCCATCATTTCTCTTATATTTTTTAGGTTTTAATTTATTTAAAAAATCTACACCAAATTCCAAGTCTGATATATCGCTCTTGAATCTTTCATCAGAACTGACATTGGGATTATTTATGAGATAGAGATTATTCCATCGTCGACTAATTGGGCTTCCTAAAGATGCTCCTCCATTAGATAGTGGTATTATGTCTGTATAGGAAACTATATTAGAACTTGTTATATCGAGTTTGGTAGTTACTCCGTGTAGAAACCGCAGTGGCCCAGAAGATTCTGTCGCTAAAACCAAACCGTCAACAGTTTCATTGAACTGAATATATGATCTTCTTGTAGAAGTTTGATAGAAAGAAATATAAGGACTACCTGTAGATGAAGTATCTTCTAATCTTAGAAGTTCATCTCCTCCTCCATCTATATGCATATAGGCCGTATACATACTACTCTGGGCTTGAATAGAACCATACACATACAACTCTCTTGAGTTTAGAGGTGAACCTCCGATACCTACATCTCCAGTATTTCCTTGAACAAATAAAGATTCTCCACCTTGTGTATTAACAATAAAATCAATATCAAGAGGAGAAGCTAACGCATTAAATTCAATAGCCGAAGGAGTTAGATAAAAATAATTTGAATTACCTCCCACAACCAGTTTTATCTCATCGGTTCCAAATTCCAAATATGTATTAGTGTCACCGTAATGTTGTAATCTATTCGTTATACTAACATAACCGTTTGTATCTATCTTAAATAAAACAGATCCTTCATCATTACCGCCAGCCCCAGGATGCCATAAATTCGTAAACCCAGTTCCACCATTCTCTCTAATTTCAAAACTATTATCTGCATCATTTCCACCAATGAGCCACGACAAATCATCACCGTTATCACTTAGTTGTATACCAGGATAACCACCATCCGACACAAATAAGTCTATTTGCGCCTGATAAGTAGCATCGTCACCTACTCTAACGTCACCGTTGGATTTGATCTCCATTGCAAGTGAACCCGTCCAAAATTGTATATCACCACCTTCAGACCTCAATCTTAATGCTTCCGATGACTCACGATATTGTATATAGGCTTTTCTTGTACCATTTTGATAAAAAGAAATAAAAGGACTACCTGTAGATGATGAGTGTTCCAATCTTAAAAGTTCATCTCCACTATCTCTAATATGTAAAGGAGCGTTTGGATTGAAAATACCACCCATAGCAACACTATGTTCGATTCTCACATAATCGTATATATCAGTGAGGCCATATATCTGATTATAGTTTGTTAATATTATTAATCCTGGTGAAAATTCACCTATTCCATTAATCCTAATAGCACCGTCCAGACCAAACTCTATATAATCACCATCAAAAGCCTCTCTATTGTGATACATCAACCTTGTTGCTGTTCTGGACAAATATGTTCCCGTCTTTAATGCAATATCACCTATTCTAACATTATTTGATTCTATGTGGGTGAATACGGAATCTCGTAAAAAAATGTTGCGAGCAATAATAGAAGAGTCATCGGCAGTGCTTATATTTATATTTCCATTTGACTCTAATTGGATGTAATCAGATGGGCCGATATCTGTATGAAATAATCTAACGTCTGAAACTCCATTATCCACACCAAACCTATTCATATATATGAAAGGGAATACACCAGAGCCACTATTCATATTCAATAGCCCATTAGAAACATCGAAATTTATAGAAATGCCGTCACTCTCAATTTCGATATCACCATCTGATTTGAAACGCAAAAACTGTGAACCATCAGTTATATCTTTGTGGTGGAATAAGTCAAGTTCCAGATGAAGATTCAATAATTCTATATAGGAATCACTGACGATCATCGAAGTATTATTTCCATCTGTTCTGAACCAGAACTCTTCGGTACTATTACTGTAAGATATAGACCCTCTGTAAATCGAACTCACATCTCCAAATAATAAGTCTACCTCAGACCCGTTGTCTGATTGCAATACCACAGTTAAATGACCGCTATCATTGGCTATGTGTAAATGTCCATCTGGTAAACTTGTACCTATACCCACATTGCCAGAATTATAATAAAGATCGGTTCCGCTCTGTGTCCAATAATTTATAGATGAAGCATCAAATACAACTCCATTAATTCTATAATTACCTGTTACATTAATATCTCCATCAACGTCTAATTTGTAGTTAGGTGAAGCATTACTCAATCCAATAAAACCGTCAGAACCTCTAAGAAAAAACTCATAAAAATTAACATTGGAGTTTATTTGAAAATCCACATCTTGAGTTCCTGGGTTAACTTCAAATAAATTTTGAGTAGTTTCCGTCAAATCTATGAATTGAACACCACCAGCATTAAATTTGATAGTATCTGCACCAAAAAGAATATAAGTATTGCTATCTTGTTCATGTACTATTCTTTCAGGAACATAAACCCAACCATTAGTATCTACTGTGATTCCTTTAGTTCCACCAGCAACTAAGTTTATTTGATCATTCAAAAATTCCAAATAAGTGTCTGTGTCATCGATATGCTGCAGCCTATTGAATATTTCCACATACCCATTGTCTATTACTAAATTACCACCAACAAAAGATAGATTTGAATTAGATGTTAATTTATTATCACTTGTCCAAAAAGCAATTTCATTTAAAGAACCAGAACCATAATCAGTGCCTATCAAATCATCAACTTGGCTTTTTCTATAATACAAAGAATCGTGATGGTGGCTAGTTACGTTGTCAGTCAATCCCAAATTTATTAATGCAAGATTTATATTTTCTAAATCAGATAAATTTTCACTTGCCTCAAGATAGCCAGCATTTATTGCAACTTGTTTAAATGTTTGGTTTTCCCATATATCATCATCAGCATTATAAATAAGAAATTGGCCAGCAGAGACTTCATCAACACGAACATCATTTAAACTATCTAAACTAAAAATACCAACACCACTTATTTCATCAACTAAATTATCAGCAATTTTTCTAACGATAGCTTCAAGACCACTACGTTTAACTCCATCATCATCTATAATACGAATATCATCAATATTTAAATTCAACTCATCTGAAAGCAACTCAGGAGAAAACGGATGTATTGTTATAACATCTTCTCCAACAGGAGTCTGTTGAGTAACTTCTGCCAAATCAGATAAAACATTTAAATAAAATTGTTCATTATTTATTGCCATTATTTATATTAACCTCTATGGTGATACTATGTTTCCTGCATGTGGCATTCCAGTTAACGTGTCTACAGGTAGACAATTTAAAGGGCCTGTAGTTGATGGTATAACCGCCGTTCCAGTAACAGTCAATAAAGCCCTATGATCTATAGTAACATTATTGCCATTTACTGTTAAGTTGGAAGTTCCCCCATCTATTGTTATTTCTCCATTTTTAGAAATTTTTATAAATGAAGTTTTTAAATTCTCATTTTCTATAACATGATCACCAACAACAGAATGAGTTTCATCACCATTTATATTTATGGTAGTATTCCCATTCAAGTCCATTGTTATAACATTTCCAGATGAATGATGAAATTCCAATTTTTTAGTTTGTCTATTTATTAAAAACTTATCACCATCATCACTTTCAAAAAATACCATAGTATTAGGATAATCAACATTTTTATCTGTTGGTAGATTGTTTTTATCTACAATCTTAGAAGTATACCTCGGTAAATGAATATCATCATTATCAAAATAAACTTTAACTATTGTGTCTATTGGTGGAACAATAAAAGAACCAACTTTACTACCAATAAAAGAAAAATCAGGCAACGCCCAAGGAATATCTACTAATGGAATATCATCAAAAACACCATACACTCTAATTCTACATCTACCGATTTTCTCAGGATCATTATTGTCTACTACCTTACCAGTATAAAAAGACAAATCTTTTTTATTAGATTCATTAGAAATAAATTCTCTCAAAACATCAAAAACTTCAGAATTTAAAATTTCTCTGATATTCTTTTCCATTACTTTCTCACTAACTCTGGTGTGTTATAACCAAAACGATGTAAAGATATTCTTTTTCTATATATACTATTTTTTGTAATATTATGAGTTATCCCACCAACTAAATAATCACCAGTGAAAACATCATTCGATTGTCTTTCAAGAACTAAAGATGGTAACGACAAACTAACTTTATCAAAAAGCCTAACAGCAGAATGTGAGTTTATATTTAATAAAATAGACATACCAAAAAACAACTCTTTATAATATTTATTATTTATTGAAGATATATTATATTGTTTATAAGTATTTGATGATTGTATTGGTAAATTTATATTTTTAGATAATTGTGTATTTCTTCTATTTTCATTATCTGTTAAATTTCCAATATTATCTACCAAAGTATTTGAAACATTACCAACCAAATCATAATAATTATATTTTATACCATAAGTAGATTTTCTATTGAAATGCCCATTATAATTAACAACATCATAAGAATTGAAATATATATCACTCAAATTTTCATTGAAGTTAGTAGCTTTTTCTAAATCATATCTCGCAATTTTTGATGAATTTTTTAAAGCAGAACGAATAGAATTAACTTGTAAATCTCCTTGAGTAGTACCATAAAAAAACAAAGCATCATTATTTATAAAACTCTTTTTATTTATATATTTCAACATATCAAAATTTGAAATGTTGCTCTGAATCCAACTCATGGTATCATTTGTGTTGAATAAAACTTTCTTATTGAACTCTAAACCAGATTCAGTAGCTATCCTATTCGCAACATCAATGGATGTACTATCCCTAAAAACTCTATTTTTTATATTGAAAATATTATTAGTTCTCAATAAGCCACTAATATTTACAACACTTCTACTATTCGATCCAATAATATCAATTGAATAATCAATAAGATCAAACTCTATATCTAAAACTTCTTCAGATACTTTATCCTTTGATATTTGTAATTTTATTATAGTGTTATCACTTAGTGGATTGTATTCAGATAAAACACCATCATCTAAAACAACCATCTCCAATCTTGGGAGTGGTTCGAAAACCCATTCTCTAATATTGAGCGATACTATATTTTGTTGATGTAATTCTAAATCATTTATTAAAATTTTACAAAAAAATACTTGATATGTACTAAATTCAGATTTATCATTTTTAATTTGTGGCATTTCTACTGTTCGCTCTTTATTTTAGTTTTAACTCTTAAATAAAAATCCTCAATATCTAAAATATTAGGAATTCTTATAACAGAGCCAGCTTCAACATCATTCCACCAATCATCAATATTATTGAATTTAGATAAAATCCACCAAAAATCCTGAACACCATACAATTTTCTCGAAACACTATCTGGCCTTCTCAAATCTATATTCTTTAAAGTGTAAAATCCTGTTGGTCTATTAACAACAAAATAATCATCAAAATAATTTAGAAGTAAATCGTTTTCCAAAATACCATTAACTATTTCTTTTTTATAAAAATTAGTTCTATTATATCTTGACATATAAAAATTCCATATTAATTGATAATAATTCTACCAGAGTCAGTGTTCGCTTTAATGCCAACGCCATTAATACCATCTTCACCAAGAACTAAAGATTCTCTTGTAGATAAAGTTAAAGAAAAATCTGCATAAAGAGGGCCGACCTTAGTCATTTCTTTTGAAAAAGTTACATTAACATCCTCAAGAACCATATCACTAAAATTTAACCAGTTTCCTATTTTTACCTCAACAGCAGGAGGGGCACTTGTCAAAAAAGCGTCACTTTCCAAAAAATCATCAAATCCCTCACTTGTTCTATCCCCAAAATCACTAACAGCATCGACATTAGAGTTTGTCAATTTTTCTAACGTCTTCAATGCACCATCCTTAACAGTTTCTAAAGTATTAGAACTCTCAACAATCTCCCTCAACTTTGCACTACCACTAACTTTAGGAATTGTTAAAGTAGTTAAAACCAATGCTGCCTGTAATGGTAAATTTTGATCATCCCAATCCATTACTCTCAACTCAGGAGATATTTCTAAATAACCAGACTTTGTATAAAACTTCTTAGTAAAAACACCAGCGTTAGCCACACTTGAACCACCAAGTCTACCAGCAGAACGAACAGTATTTACCAAATCACCCAACAGACCAGAATTTGGAAACATGCTCATCAAACCATTCTCCAAATCAGTAGCACCCCATTCTGCCTTTATTGAATATTGTATGTTGTTTTTTAACATACCATGCACACCAAGATCAATTTCTTTTCCTGTGTTAGAATCCACTCTCCTAATTTTTGGCATAATAATAATCTTATACTGGCCAGTATTAGAATCTAAAACGTCTTTATACGTTCTTTCTGTAAAAGGATTTACCTTATTTGCTATTCTATCACCAAGAGATTGACTAAATGACATTTTAAGCTCTACCGCTAAAGTTTACTGAATATTTTTCATTTAAAACTAATTTATTTCTTTTTGTTTTCTCTGCAATCATATCAGATAATTTTTCTATTGTACTATTATCTAAACTCATTTTTAAAACACTATTTTTTGCATCATTAACAATTTTACTAATTGGAATGTTTTTCATGTTAGCAACATCCTGTTTTATAGTTGGAATGTCTTTAGGTTGAAAATTTATCGTTGTAGCATCACCCCCACCAAATCCTCCAGATCTTCCTCCAGTGTTTTTCAAAGTCGCCCTATCAACATTTGATGGTTCAATGTGCCATGCTTCTTTAGAACCAAATGGTTTATGAAATTTATATTTATCTAACAAACCATGTTGTTGTAAAGAACTTGCATCAGAAGAGTTAATATCAAAAGCATATCCAAAGTTGTGCATAGACCTACCAGGCTCAGCAGCTCTACCTGCACCATACTCATCAAAAAGTCTTTCTTGTTCTTCATATGTCCTATATCCAGAATTTATTTGAATCGTTTTTCCTGTTTTAGCACTATACTCTGCTGCCATGTTTAATAAATTATGTCTAACATTAGGATGCAAATTTGCAATATCAACATGATCACCTTCTGGGCGCAATCCAAAAAAACCACCAATATTATCAAACACACTTGTAATTTTTGGAATTTGTTTTGCTGTATAATCTTGAACAGAACTCAAAGCCTCATCAGAAGTCATATTGAAAGGTTTTAAAGCAACATCACCAAGTCTCTTAGCATCATCCTTAGCAGAAGAGAATATTTTTTTACCAAAATCAAACACACTATCAGTTACTGGAGAAGTAATGCTTTTTATTTTTTTAACTGTAGGATCATTCATCATACCATCAATAAAATTAGTGGCTTTTGACATAACACCACCAATACCAGGAAACATTGTGCCAATACTCTCAGTTAAATTTTTCATACTACCAATAGGATCAGTAATAAAATTACCAATAGATTTTAAAATATTAACAATCGGTGAAAAAACAGGTATTTGAGAAAGAGATTTTTTTTGATGTTTATATGGTTTTACTTCTGGCGGATTAAAAGCACTCAAAATATCTTTAGCAAGCAACACCCCATCGATACCTAAACTTATTGCGGTTCCTATGCCTGGGAATAACGAAGCAACACCTGACGCTATTTCTAACAACCCACCAGAATAATCATTTTCTGAAAATCTTTGTATGCCAAACAATACTCCCAGAACCGCACCAAGCACTGGAATCTTTTTCAATCCAGTCTTTGTAGCAGTGCCAACTGCCTTTCCACCAACCTTCAAACCAACAGAAGCTCCAACCTTGCCAGCAACACCAACAAAGCCACTCAACACCTTAGATATTGGTTTGAATAAACCACTAAGCATGTCTAACGATTTAGCAACTCCAGGAATTTTAACAACACCACTAAAAATAGTAGAAAACATAGAACCTATTGGAGATATTAATTTTTTACCAGCTTTTCTTATTCCCATCTCCAAATCATTGAAGATGAATTTAGTAGGACTAAACTTTACAAAACCTTTAATGAAAGAATTTAGAAACTCTTTTTTACCAGTCAAAAAATAACCCATCAATCCACCAACACCCAAAAGAGTTCCAGGACCAGCAATTAGCCCACCTCTTTTACTATTCTCTAACTGTTTTTTATTTATACTAACTAACTGTTCTATAGATTTAAGAGTTTTTTTATCAATATCCAAACCAACGTCTTTTTTTCTAACATTGCTTTCTTTTCTAGTAGATTTAATTAACCCTTCAATACTTTTAATTAATCTCTCATCTCTATCCTGATTTGCCATTATTAGACCCTTGTATTAGCTTTTCTATGCCATTGTTACTATTATTTTCTGAATGCTTTTGGTTAGCCAACCTTTCATACATCCATAAAAATTCAAAATAATCTCTATCATCAAAATTAAAACTGCATTTCAAATTATATGAAAGTTGGAATTCCATTTCATATAATTCATCTAAATCTATATTCGGGAAGAAAGAAATCTCCGAGAAACACAACCCCAATATCAGGGGCACCTCCACAGTGTGGACAATCAACTGTCACATAATTTTCAACACCACATCCCTTTTCTTTTATATAAGAAAGTAGATACGAAAAATCATCTGGATTTAATTCTTCAATTAAATAATTATACACATCTACAGGTTTTAATTTTTCATCGTTTATGGTATCAATCAACTGAGTAACATCAACCAAATCAGAATCTAAATCAGAAACAATATTTCCAAATTGTTTCTTAAACTGCTCAGATTTTTTCTCATCTCTAACTCTCAAAAAATTATATTTAATCACATCACCACTCTCTGGTAATGTTAAAACTAAATCATCATCAGAAAAATCTTCTTTAAGATATTTAACATTTAACTTATCTAGTTCAAAATGATAACTCGATTTTCCTCCACAAAGTGGGCACTCAAAATCTATTTCATATCCAGAACTTCTATACGTGTTGGCTCTCAACCAAAATATTAAAAATAACTTATCTTCTACTAACAAATCATTAATATCAATCCCTCTTATACATCTTCTTAAAACATCATTTATAACAGAATTATAATTAACTTCATTTATAGATGCTAATTTTTTAGCTTCCAAAACTTTTAAACGCCTTCCCTCAATAACAACACCTTCTGGATAGAAATAATTTCTACTTGGTAAATCATCAATCTCAAAAAACGATTCACTTTTCTCTTGTAATGTTTCTTGCTTTTGAATTACTTTTTTCTCATTTGGAGTATTATCAACTACTTTCATAATCAAACCTCAATAATTTTAGGTGTAAAACATATTCATTAGTATTTATAATTTAAAAAAAATTCTATGAAACAATTATTCTATTAAATAGAATTTTTCAAACTAGAAAGAACCTCATTAGCTTGTGAAGCACCAAGCTGTATAGCAGACTTGAATGCGGCAAGAGGAAACGCTTTAAGTGGAAAAACTTGTTGAATGTCTGCAGCAAATGTTACACTATGTGTTATAGATTCGTTTGATGCATAATCAAAAGAAACTTCAGAAGAATTTAAAAAGTAAACATCTTTATACCAAAAAATATTTATTGGCACTCCATAGTCATCTTCAGTTTCAATTATAAGATTGGATATTCTATTTTCTAACTGCGATCTATACGTACCATCTTTTCTAATTATTTTAGACTGACACCAATTAATAAAATACTGAATTGTTCCAAACTCATCTTCTTCAAAATCGATCTTAATATCAAAACCCTCAAAATTCATAGCGGGTATAGATTTGACAATAGGCCCATAATTCAACAAAACCTTTTCAAAAGAATACTGAGGAATAGTTACATTTTTAACGTGCCAATTTGCTATTGGTGGCATCGCACCAATTTCTTTTACTAACTCTTTTTTTCTCGGATCATTATCATCAAAAATTGAAACATAAAATTTATAAGACTTTTGGATAGTCTTCAAATTTAAATCACTATAAAATCCTTTT